TTTGAGATTTGGGACAAAAATGATGGCCCTATACCTGGTATAAAACTTTTCAAGGATTTCAACATTTACCTTGAACGAGAATATTGCGAATACTAACCCTATAATACATATATCACAATGGAAACCAATTTCGAATACCTAGCCAAGATTCTCAAGGATGATGCCATTGACACCTGGACTCTAAGAGAACAAGAAGAAATAAATAAACTAGACCTAACCCAAGGCCTACATATTTTCTTATACGATATCTATACCGGTATTATATCCCATTGCCAAACGAATAAACCCACAAACCAAGAACCCATATATGAATCAGAACATATAATAATCCTATACTCAGATAGTACCATAGGTTGCCAAGAATAAGAATATTGCCCAGGCCTAACTAAGGTACCTGGGCTTTTCTATGTACATACCTAAGAGGCCATCTATAGACTTCATATAATTACCTAAGAGGTACTAGAGCTTTACTACACATATACTTACTAGCCCTATATAAGAACCCACTAGGCCTATCTATAGATCTTATAAGGCTTACCTAAGTACGCTAACTATCGACCATATATGGCCTTCAGGTAATAGGCATGTAATATACAGATATTCTATAGCCACTTAAAAGGCCCTCCGAAAATCCCCTAGAATCCTCTGGCCTTGTGGATTTGTTACGAGGGATTGCCAAGAGGTTATAGTAGGAGAACCATAGATGGCCTTAATTTGTTATCATACAGGTATTATATAGTGGACAACGTGCGGGCAATTTAGGACCCCACGGGGTTAATGAGTGGAAATTTGATAAAAATTTTTGATAATAAATAATGTACGTGTAAATAATAAAATTTTTGAAATATGCAAATATTTTCTGAAAATTATTCTTAAAATAATAAAACTCATTTTTAACAAAAATTTTTCTCGAATTATTTTGTAGATTAAAATAAAGTCCTTATATTTGCAATACAGAAACAAAGAGAGGTCTAAAATTTAATGAGAAAAATTTTCAAAAAAAAATCTTTGAAAATTTTGTAGATTAAAAAATATTTCTTATATTTGCATAGAGAAATAAAACAAAAAACCTTTTCGAGTTTATAATAAGACTTGAATTTTTATCGAAAAGGTTATAATAAAATAAATTCAAAAGTTCAAGCATTTTATTATGGAAGAAAAAAAATTAAATTCAGTTGAGAATGTAAATGTAGTTGTTGAAAATTCTACAAAAGAAAAAGTAAACAAAGTTAGTGCTAAAAAAGCTAAAGCACAAGCAAAAGCAAACAATATTCTTTATAAGGATATTCTAGCTAATTTAAATAAGTCTACTGAGGGACTTTTAAAAACTTCTTTTGGGGTTAAAAAATCGGACATTTACAAAGAAGAAATTTTTTCAGAACTTTCAGATAAAGAGAAAAAAGTTGCTCGAAAGAAATTTCGTAATACAATTCTTTCATTGTCCGAAAGTTTAACACAAGAAAAGGACAAAACACGGTTAGAAAAACTAAAAAAAGCGTTTTTAGATTTTTACAAACAAGTTTACAAAGTAAACGATTTTTCTCTTTCTTCAGTTTGTTCTGAAAATATGAAAGAAACAAATAAAGAAATTTTGAAAAAGGCTTTACAAATCGTGAAAAAATAAATTGTTTAATCAAAGTAGGGAATTAATTCCCTACTTATAAAATATAACTTATGAATTTTGTTTTAGGACTCTTATGCTGGATATTTATTTTCACTATATTAAGTTTTCTTGCTTATGCTTGGGATAAACAAGAAAATAAAAGAAAATAAAATTTTTTAAAAAGTAAGAGAATGTTTGTCCCTTACTTTTTTTTTGACTTATTCTAAATAAGGGCTACCGTACCCGCATTTTAGTACCTGGTATTTTTAGGCTTTCGTATTAAGGGGTACCTTGAACACAAACCACGAATTTACTACCACAACTTTTTACCTCCTCGTATTAAGGGCATTGCCTAGAAAAGCCTTGAACATACTACACACAAAATTTCCTACACACACGTTAAGGGCATACCAAGACACAACACACAAAGAAGCCAGAGAATAAAAACATCCCTGGCTTTCATACTACAAAAGAATATCCTCATCTCTATGGTGAAGTTATTCTTTGCCTTTTCATCGATATTACTCATGATACTAATCCATATAAGAATATTATAAACCAAGCCACTAGGATAAAGATATAAGGGATTGCATACTTCTTAAATGGGTATCCCTCTATCCCATCATTAAGGGCATATATAAATACTATTGGCCATAGCAATATCATTAATGCTACTCCCAGTAACTTAAACCAAGTAAAGCCAAGGCATACTAGAGCATCAAAATTCATTGAGCTACCCTTATAATTACCGTGACTATCGAAGTGATAGTAGTTCTTAGGTTTTAATACTTGCTCAGCCCCTAGGTAGGGTGGTAGGTCCTTTTTAATGAACCTACCCTTGCTATCTCTTGCCCTTTCTCTTAGAAGTTTGGGAGCAGATAAATCTTCGTCGTAATCTTTAATTCTAGCCATTGTTTTTCTTTTTAAAGAATATTAGGTAAATAGGAAATAAAGGTAATACTAACCAGATTGTAAAGAATAATAGATGAGGTCTTATCATCCTGATTTCTTGACATAACATCTTGGTTAGAAGTATAGAGGGGATTAGGCATATCCCATAGATTATGCCTAATATTATCCAAGTACTATTCATTGAGCTTTTCAATTAATTTTTTAAGTTTCTTATCTAAGGTTATCACTTTCTCAAGGGTTTCATCATCCTTGTGTTTCCCGTTATCATCCAACCATTTTTTGATTGCCTCTAAGGATTTCTTGGATTGGTGATATGCAACAAAGGAATTGTACTTCTGTTCATTCTCTGTAGTACAAGGTAGGATTATTGCATTACCTTTCCCATCTAATCGAGTAAATTGACCCTCTAGATTTGTTGTTCTAGTAATTATTACCTTATTAGATAATATTGCAGTACCATTCTTTTTATCGATAGATACTACGTTTGCCTTTTCCATTAGGGTTTTGTCTTGGTAAATTACCGAGTTACCCTCTTTGAGTTTTATTACTTCTTTTTTCATATAAATACATTATTTATTTCTGTTATGCAAATATACTATTTTATTTTTAAATATCAATCATTATTAAATAAATTCTGCAAATCTTCTGAGGTTATTCCATGCTGACGGTAGTAGTCGTATTCCCAAGGATTGAGAGGTTTGCAATTGACTGGGTATTCGTCTCTTAATTCGAAAGGCAAATAGCCAAGAAATTCTATACTGTTGAAATACTGTACCTTACTATCAGTAAATAAGAAGTATTTCAAAGGTCTATCGATTGCCTTACCGAAATTACTTCCTATTAATCTGATATCCTTGTTGGCAATGTAAACATGATACTTATCAGTTATCAAATATACCTGGGTATTCCAGGGTTTCTTCGATTCATCTAAGGTTTTCCTAAACCAATCAACCATAATCTGTTGTTTCTTTCCTATATCCATAATTAAATTATTTATTCATTGATAAATAGAACTCGATATACCCACCTAAGAAAGGCTACAAGCAATACTTTACCATCTTTAATGTAAACTCTAAGAATTTATATTATGGATAAACTTACTAACGAATTAATTGCCAAGGTTGCAAACAAGTTAAACCTTGAACCAGCTCTGTTAAAGACAGTAACTGTAGTAGAATGTGGTAATCGAGACGGATTTTTACCCTCTGGTAGACCTCAGATTCTCTTCGAGGGTCATGTAATGTGGAAATATTTGAAGATAAAACTCGATGGAGAAGGTAAAAGAACCTATTTATACGATCTAGCCAAGAGAAATCCATCCTTAGTTTATCAAAAATGGACCAAAGAATTCTACTTAGGAGGTGAAGGAGAGTGGAAAAGACTCGAAGCAGCTCGTAAAATTGATGAAAACTGTGCTAATTTATCCACTTCTTGGGGATTGGGACAGATTATGGGCTTCAATTATCAGCTTTGTGGATGTCAATCAGTAGATGAAATGATCCAAAAGATGTCTGAATCTCATGAAATGCAGCTAGAAATGATGTACCATTTCCTCTATAACTCTGGTTTAGTGAAATATTTGAAGGCAAAAGACTGGGATGCTTTCGCTAAAGGATACAATGGCCCGGGTTACAAAGATAATAACTACGACCAAAAACTAAGAAATACCTACGAAAACTTCAAAGATAAATTATGAAAGTAATATACAACAACATTATACCTTTCAAGGGATACAAAGCCATCAACCTTTTTGGTTTAGTGTTTGTAAGAAAGGGGGCTAAGTTTACTGAGGTAGATTATAACCATGAACATATACATTCAAAGCAAATGGCTGAGATGTTATGGGTATTTTTCTATCTTTGGTATGGAATCGAGTACTTAATCATACTTTGTTTTGCTAAATGGAACACGCAGAATGAAAGGTATCATGATGTAAGTTTTGAGGAAGAAGCTCATAACAATGATTCGAACCTGGATTATATTTCAACTAGGAAGCATTATGCTTGGTTCAAGTACATAAAATTGAGAAGTTATAAGAAATGAAAGACTTAAAAGTACTGGGAGTATGTGGAGGGCAAGGAGCCCTCCTATTCCCTTTTAGAGATAAGCTTATTGGAAATATAGAACCTCGTGGAGTATTCCATACCAGTAGAGAAGAACAGTGGAAAGCTAATTTCAAAGGCATACCTTTCTTAAAAGGGTATGAACTACCAGAAGATTGGCATCCAGATATCATATTATCTAGCCCTGATTGTGGTAGTTGCTCAGTAATGAGATTATCTAAATCTAAGACCCTAGGAGACCCTAAAAGTAATAAAAGTATACAACTAGTATTTCAAGCAATTCAATATTACGAACCTGCTCTCTTTCTTATAGAAAACCTACCAAGATTGCTATCCCTCATTTCTAAAGAAATGTTAACGGATTTCTTTAAGAACTATAAACTTATTTTTCACGAAAGAAGCGTTTCTGACTTCGGAAACTCCCAAGTATCAAGAAAAAGATTAGTAATCATTGGAGTTCATTTAGACAAGGGAAAAGAGTATTTGGATTCCTTTAATGAAGTATTCCAAGTAAATACTCCAAAACTTACTAGAGATTTACTAGTACAAGCCCCACAGGAAGCTTTAATTCCATTCTCTGAGAAAGTTTTAGCAATGTATGATTATCGGAAATTACCTGAAAAGAAAAATCTTACAGTCAGACAAGTAAGACAACTTTGGACCCATGATTTCAAAGATGAAAAGAAATGGCCAATTAAAACTGCTAAGATGAGTACTCTCCCGGGAGTATATCGATTGGAAGATGATAAACCACCCTTAACCTTGAGACCCTCTGATAGGCAATTTAGACCAGATGGGTATCCCTTGGGTATTTATGATTTCAAGGCAATTATGGGATTCCCCGAAAATTACCGAGTGTTTATTCGGGGATTTGCAACTTGGGATCCTAAGACTTATCATTACTGGTTAAATAAAGCTAGGTATACCTTGAGCAAAGGGTCAGTATATGAAGTAGGATTATGGTTTAAGGCCTGTATATAATTATACTTGTATATATTTAAGTGGCCTAATACCTTCCCAATTCCCATCTTAACTTACCCATTGGGATATTCCTTCCTTCGGAAGGAAGGTATCTTTAGCTAAAGCTAAAGCTACTGTGCACGACGCGTTAAATTATATTATAAAAGAAGCCATACTCTTCGAGGTACCAAGTTTACTATGGAACATAAACAAACCTAAAACTCAAGAAATATGGAAAATTTGAAATTAACTCATGAAGAACGAAGAATACTTAAGTTGAATGGAATTCTTCCACAATCAATTGCTAAGCTGGTTAAGTCTAAAGTTATACGATTAGCTTTCAAGTTAGGCAGTAGAATCTCAATGAGAGAATCCGAGAAATGTTATTTCATTGGAATTACTTTACCAAAATCTGAAAACTTAGATCTGGAGTTATTTGAAGAACTGAAGAATAATGCTAATGAACTCAAAGAAATCATTCAAAAGTCTAAATTATGAAGAAGCTTAAAGTTGCCATGATAGTCCTTTTACTAGGATTTACTATTTACCTTTGCTTCAGGAATTACAAACTGAATCAACAACTCAGTATGTTACCTGATAAAGAGATCATTCAACATACTGATACAATTTATTTGAGGAAAGATTTCCTGCCAATTTCCTACGATAATTTACTTAACCCAAGTAGAATCCTTCTCTACAATTCTCCGCATTCTTCGGTTAGCCAGGGTTTATGCAGTACCGATTCAGCAGAGATATCAGAGAAGGATTCTCTTGTTCAATTAGTAATCGATAAGAATCAACTTACATTGAGTTTCCTTAATCAAAATTCAGGAATTTATTCTAGTAGGTTATTCAATATCGACCCTAATAACTACAAGTATTCTTGGTATAACGGAAAACTTACCACACAAGAAATTAAATCTAGAATAAGATTAGTTCCTTATGTTTATGGTAAGTACCGACCCTTTAACAATCTATGGGATTTGGGAACAGGAATTTCAATCGAGACTAAGAGATTTAATTACAAACTGGGGATAAACAGTTTTTATTACCCAAGATATTTCTCAGGTATCAAAACTGATTTAGAACTGGTAGTAACTTATAAATTTTAGATTTTATGGCAAAGAAGATACAGGAAACACCAACTAACCTTACAAGAGAAGAATTATCTAATCTATCTAGGGTTACAACGGATGTTTTCTTTTTCAGTCTTTTTTGTTATGTGATACATCCAGTGAGAGGAAAGGTTCGATTTGAATTATATCCGTATCAAAAAGCCGTACTATACCAATTTATACTCCAGAGATTCAATATCTTGTTAAAGTTCAGGCAAGCGGGTATTACAGAACTTATATCTATGTACTGCTTATGGCTGGCATC